CAGGTATTGTCATCATAGCGTATCCATCCAAATATCCACCAGTAAGAACCATAGGTGCAGGTATTACTTATGAATATGATGATGGGCTTCAAGTGTCATCTATAAGAAAAGGATATAGAGTTTATAAATTCACAGCAGGTACAGGGAGTATAGCATTCTAATGGCATACTACGCAATTTTAGATGATAATAATATTGTAGAACAAGTCATCACAGGTATTGATGAGAACGGTATTTATAACGCTGAAAAACTCTATGAACAAGAAACTGGGAAAAAGGTACGTAGGACTTCTTATAATACTTTAGGGGGTGTACATACTGATGGTGGTGTTCCTTTTAGAAAAAACTATGCAGGCATAGGCTATACCTACGACGAGCAACGCGACGCATTCATACCGCCACAGCCTTTTGCATCGTGGGTAATTGATGAAGATACGTGTCAATGGGACGCACCTATACCATACCCACAAGACGGTAAGTTATACACTTGGAACGAGGAGATTACCCAATGGGTAGAGCTATTAATTCCGCAGGAGTAGATTTAGTAAAGCATTTTGAAGGTAAGTATAACAAGGCATATTACTGCCCTGCTGGTGTACTCACAATTGGTTACGGGCATACAAACGGTATGGGGCACGATCTATTTTCTGAAGGGGATGAGTGGTCCACTCAGAGATGCGAAGATGTATTAGAAAAGGATCTTAGTTTATGTGGGTCTGAAGTTCTTAAATTAGTGAAGGTAGAGCTTAATGATGATCAGTACTCCTCCTTATGTAGTTTCGTTTTTAACCTAGGTGCTGGGTCTTTGGCGTCTTCTACATGCCTTAAAAAATTAAACCAAGGTGATTATATATCAGCCGCCGAGTGGATAATCCCATGGAATAAGGCTAAAGTAAAGGGTCGTATGATTGAACTAGAAGGTCTTAAACGTCGTAGGAGAGCCGAAGCAGCCTTATTTCTAAGTGATTACGATATAATGCATGAAGCGTTGAGTCTCTAAAATGACAGAAGCTGAACTAGACTACAAGTACTTAAAGTGCCCTAATAGGGTTGAGGTTATGGATGCTAAAGAGTTAGTTAGAGCTCATTCAGTTACTTTAGGTGTTGTATCCACTAGGCTTGAGAACTTACATGTTGACTTAATGAATCATAACACTAGAATTCAAGATTACATAAATAATGCAGTTACTAAGCAAGATCTAAAAGACGTAGAGGACAAAATATTAGTTAATAGTATTAAATTAGATGAACTCGATACCATTGTACAATCTGCAAAAAACGTATGGAAGTCTTTAACATGGATAGCAATAGTTATATTCAGTGTATTAACAGCGATACCTGCAATAATACAATTAGTAGAATGGTATCAAAAATTAAAGGTTTAATAGTACATAAAGTAGATGTTCAAGTCTCTACTTTTATCATTATAGGATTTTTTCTATTCGTATTACATATAGTCGTAGGTAAACTTGATTGGGTGCTTAAATGGATAGTTGGTTAAGAAAAATAGGACAAGTTGCTCCCTCCATAGCTACGGCGTTTGGTGGGCCATTAGCTGGTCTAGCTGTCAAGACCATTGGTGGATTATTCGGGCTAGAGAGTCCAACTGAAGCTGATCTAAAAGCTCTGAATCCTGCTGATCCTGAGACTCAGTTGAAGTTACGAGAGGCTGAGAATGCCTTCGTAATACGCCTGAAGGAGTTAGACATTCAGTTAGAAGAGATTGACTTCAAGGATCGTGACTCTGCTAGACAGAGAGAGATGAGTGTTAAGGATAATGTACCCGCGATCTTGGCATCGTTGTCAACACTTGGGTACTTTGGTGTAATTGCTGCGTTCATGTTCTTTGATTTACCTGCTCCGAGTGATCTTAAAAATATGATACTCATGGGGGCAACGTCTAATTATACCCTTGTACTGTCGTACTATTTTGGTTCTTCACATAAAAAACAGGCAGATAGCTAATGGCTTATACAATGACCTACGACTCATTGATTGAGGATATTCAGAACTACATTGAGAGAGGCACATCTGAGGACACGATAGTTTACAATCAGCTGCCACGGTTGATAAACTTAGCTGAACGTCGTTTAGGTAGAGAACTAAAAACACTTACTTTCCAAACTACTGTTACAACTACATTAACTTCTGGAGTGGCGGTACTACAAAAACCAACAAATTGGAAAGCCACGGTATCTATAAATGTTGCACAAAGTGTTGGCAGTAACACAAGAATACCAGTATTTAGTAGATCATATGAATATTTACGTGTATATTGGCCTAATGATGCCTCTACTAGCATCCCCGAAATCTATGCAGATTACGGTCCTGAACATTGGATATTCGCACCAACTCCAAACGCTAATTTACCTATAGAAATATCATTTTATGCATCTCCAGAGTTTCTGAGTGAGGAAAACCAAACTAATTTAATAACAGAGCAATATCCTCAGTTGTTATTGTATGGTACTCTAATGGAGACTGCACCATTTTTAAAAGATGATCAAAGATTACAAGTATGGACCACTATGTATGGTCAAGCTATGCAAGACATAGTTAACGACAACTTAGTGACAATGAAAGATAGAAGTACTACTAGGGAAAGAACATGACGACATTTACTAATATATTTGGTGGTGGTGTTATAACTCCATCTGAGAATAGTTACACAAAAATAGAAATGACTACAGATACTGTGCTGTCATGGAAACCTACTACTGGTAAAGTCTTATCTGCTAGTATTATGGACGTTTCTTGTAGTACGTCTAGTAAGAGTATTACACTAGGAGAAACTTCAGAAGTATCTGAAGGCACTAATTTGGTATTTAACAATGTCGGACTTAATAACATAACGCTAAAAGACAGTGAAGATACTACTATTTGCACACTTACTGCTGGTACAGTATGGTTGGTGTACTTGTCTACTAATGGACTATGGTTAAGTTTTCAGTACGGCGCTGGCACTGTAAACGTAAATACTACGCTATTGGCAAGTTACGGATTGAAAGCATCTGGGTCTTCATTACAAACTGATTGTGTAGTCTTATCTAAAAATAGTGACTACGTAATGTCTGTCAATGATAAGACTAAACTAGTACTGTGGTCAGGTACAGGTTCTGCTACTATTACACTACCATCGGCAATTAGTAATAGTGGGTTCTATGTGTATATTAAGAATTCAGGTGACAGTGCTATTACCATTGCTACTGCAGGTGGTAATATAGGTACTACTAGTACATTAACTATGTCAGTCACACAATCAGGATTATTTATTAGTGACGGCGCTAATTTCCATGTGGTTAGTCTAACTTCAACAACGTCTGCGGTGTCGGACATGTCACCTACATCTATAGATATTACTGGGTCTGGTGATTACACACTACCAAGTAATCTATATGATAAGATTGTGTATAAATTGTACGGTACTATCTCAGCAGATAGGACAGTTATAGTACCAAGTACTGTGCAAGAGTATTGGGTTGAAAATACTACTACTGGTGCTTATAAAGTTTACTTAAAAATGACTGGTACTGATAAGATACCATTAGAAATCGTACAAGGTCAACGAGGTATATTCTTCTGTAATGGAGTTAATATCTTATACGGTGACACACGCAGTGTAGATGCTATCGTAGCTGTTGATAGTGGTGGTACTGGTGCTACTACTGCAGGTGCTGCGTTAACCAATTTAGGTGGTGGATCTACTGGTATACAAGTATTTGAGTCTACTGATACTGCAGATGTTGTAGGTGCTTTAGGGTGGAGTACTACGACCGGTGATCTTTTAGTTGGTACTTCTGGTGGTAGTCTTGAAGTGTTACTCATGGGTAATACTGGGCAGTTTTTAGTGTCTGGAACTAATAGTTTAGAGTGGAATGATATATTATCAGAATCTCATGGTGGTACTGGGTACAACACGTATAACACTGGTGATTTGCTGGTTGGTACTTCATCTAGTGATTTAGTTACATTAGCTATAGGTAGTGCTAATACTGTTCTAACAAGCAATGGTAACTCACTTTCTTGGGGATCAACTGATTCTTCTATCACTGGGCCAATACCTGTTAATAAAGGTGGTACAGGACTGGCAACACATGGTAAAGGTAAAATACTAGTTGGTAATTCTGCTAATGGTTTGTCGTCTATTACGGCTGGTACTACTGGCCAAGTACTAAAGGCGAATTCATCATTAGCTAACGGCATAGAATGGGGCAATCCTAAAGGTATAGCATACGATTCAACGACTATAAAACTGTATAATAATGACAGTACTGTAAGTGGCTACGTTGATGGTATTCTTTTAGGTGATAATGCTCGGTGTCCTTTAGTTCTTTCTGTTAATACTGGCCGTAATAAAACAGAGTATAGTGGGTATTATACTGAGAACAGTATAGGTACTAATTCACTTACTACTGTTAATTTGTTTTATTTGTCTGGTGGTGTTATTACAACACTTCCTACATTAAGTAATGATGTCAGTCAAATGTTTCCTATCTCAAATAGAGTAGGGCCTGATGTGTACTATGTAGGTGTATTATTATTAAAAATGACTGTTTTTATGTATTATAAATTAGCTAATGGTAATCGTCATATTAAGTTATACACAAAAAGGTACCATGCTTACAAAACTAGTACTTCTGCTGCTACATTAGCTGCTATTACTGATGCAGGAGATAGTGTACTTTCATCAGAAACAACTGTTATACCTGCCCCAACTTTAACTGCCAATATTATAGAATCAGTTGGGGTTGATGCCGTAGCTTACCTTGTACCACGTGTTACTTTTACTATAGCTTCAAATAACACTATAGATTATCAAACATCGGCATATTTTGAAGTACTTCATGACTATGGAGAGTAAATGATCACACTACCATTCAAACCACAATCTGGTATTAAGCGTGACTGCACTGAGTTAGAAGGCGAGAACTATGCTGACGGACAATGGGTTCGGTTCGTAAAAGGTCTACCACGTAAAATAGGTGGCATGAAGAGCGTGTCATCTAACGTAGTATCAAAAGCTAGAGGTATTAGATGTGACAGCAAAGGGACTAACACTTACACACATATAGGTGGTGGTTCTATATTAGAACAACACTCTTTCGACTCTGATGCTTTTATTATAAACGTAGCTGATAGAACTCCTTCAACGTTAGCATATCCTCTGTCCACTAATTCTATGTGGACTTTTGATATTATGTATAACGCATCATCATCTGGATCGTCTATCATAGCACAAGAGGCACCTAATTTAGGTAGTCTGTATAACGACTCTGGTGGGCAACTTTGTATAGGTGATACTTACTCTACTAGTAGACTTACGAAGTTAGACGTACCATCTGGTGGATCTGCTACTGGTGGTGTCTGTGTACTACACCCTTACTTATTCTATTATGGCAACGACGGCATTGTAGGGTGGTCTGCGTCTGGTGAACCAACTAAGTTAGATCCTAGCGCACACCCATCTAGTGACTGTGGTTTAGCTAGAGTAACAGGTAGTAAACTAGTAAAGATGTTGCCATTACGAGGTGATGGACCTTCTGGGTTAATGTGGTCTACTGATAGTTTACTAAGGTGTGTGTATTCAGGGTCTTTAGGTATCTTTCAGTTCAACACAATATCTACACAAATTTCTGTGTTATCTCCTAATTCTATAGTAGAATACGACGGACTATACTTCTGGGCTGGCATAGACAAATTCTACGTATTTACAGGCACTGTAAAAGAACTTCCTAATGCAATGAACTTGGATTACTTTTACGATAACGTAAATATGACATACTCGCAAAAAGTATTTGCATTTGTAGTACCAAAGTACGGGGAAATTTGGTGGTGTTATCCTAGAGGTACTAACACTG